ACTTAACAGAACCTCTTGGATAGATGAAGGCATTTTTGATAATCCTATGGCAACTTCTTCGGGGTATTTATATAACCACGAAATAGGTAATGATGATGATGGTTCTCCTATGGACAACGTATTTATAGAGTCTAGTGACTTCGCGCTTGGTAACGGAGAGCAGTTTCAAGCCATTAGTAGAATAATACCTGACGTAAAATTTACGGGAAATGGAGGATCAGACCAAACAATTAATTTTGTATTAAAGCAGAGAGACTTTCCAGGAGATAGTTTAGTTACTGAATCCACTAACACTTGCACGGCCTCTACAACAAAAATAGATACAAGACTTAGGGCAAGGCAAGCAGCTCTTAGAATAGAATCAGATGATGATAATTCTGTAGGAGCTAGATTAGGGGTAGGTTTTAGAATAGGAGCTACTCGTATGGATTTAAAAGTTAATGGTAGAAGATAATGAGTAAATTATTAGAAACAAAACTACCTGTAGCCATAGGAGAAATATCTCCTGAAACTTTTAACAGACTAGTCAGAGTATTAGAGCTTAGTCTAAATAAAGTAGATATAGACTCCACTCTGTCTGTAAATGAGACACAACGTAACAACAACCAGTTTCAACAAGGCGATATTATATGGAATCTAACTGCTCAAGAACTCCAGCTTTGGACGGGTAAGGAGTGGATAAGTCTGTACGAACGAAGAGAGTTTGGAGTAGAGGCTACTGCGTCTTTGGGCAAACTTACAGTATCAACAAATGGAGCCACCTCTATAAATATATAATGGATAGAAGCAAGCTAGTAGAAGAACTAATTAAAGACGAGGGCTATAAATACGAGATATATTTAGATCACCTTGGTTATCCTACTTTTGGAGTGGGACATTTAGTGTTAGAAACGGATGAAGAATATGGACAACCTGTTGGCACACCTGTTTCAGAAGAAAGAATCTTAGAGTGCCTCAACAACGACATAGATATAGTTTGCAAAGAGCTAGATCAAAACATGAGTTGGTGGAGTGAGTTGGACGACACTAGGCAACGTGTACTAGCTAATATGGCGTTTAACTTAGGCTTGCCTAGACTAGGAAAATTTAAAAAGTTTTTGGCTGCAGTGCAAGAACAAGACTGGGAAAACGCAGCTGTAGAAATGATGGATAGCAAGTGGGCTACTCAGGTTGGAAACCGAGCGGTAAGATTAAAAGAGAAAATGTTGAATGGCTAAAAGAACTAAAAAGAAAGTAAAAAATGTGTCAAACTATAAAAAGAAACTGAGGAGACCATAATGAGTTTATATAGAAATATACATAAGAAAAGAGCATCAGGACGAAAAATGAGGAAGAAAGGAGCCAAAGGTGCGCCTAAGGCTAGTGATTTTAAAAGAGCAGCTAGAACTGCAAAAAGGAGAAAATAATGGCAAAGAAACTGTCACCGAAACAAAAGAAAATAGCTAGAGTAGCTAAGCCTCGTAACAAGATTACAGGAGCTGATTTTAAAAAACTTAGAGCAGGTAAGAAGAGGAGAAAATAATGGCCCCTAGAAAAAAAACAGCAAAGAGAAGAAAAAGCACCAAGAAAAAAAGTGGAGCTACTCCTACTAATCCAGCTTTGTACGCAAGAGTAAAAGCAGAAGCTAAAAGAAAATTTAAGGTGTACCCCAGTGCATATGCAAATGGCTGGTTAGTGCGCACATACAAGAAACGTGGAGGCGGTTATAGGTAATGCCTAAGAAAAAACGCGACCCCAAGAAAGGCACAGGTAAGAAACCTAAAGGTAGTGGAAGAAGGTTGTATACTGATGAAAACCCAAAAGATACAGTTAGTATTAAATTTGCAACTCCTGCGGATGCAAGAGCTACAGTCGCGAAAGTTAAGAAAGTTAAAAAACCATTTGCTAGAAAAATACAAATATTAACTGTTGGAGAACAAAGAGCTAAAGTTATGGGTAAAACACAGGTAGCAAGTATATTTAAGAAAGGTAAAGAATCTATTAGGAAAGCGAGGAAGAAAAGTGGCTAAACCTAAAGGCGGACTAACCGAGTGGTTTGGAAAAGGACCTAAAGGAGATTGGGTGGACATTGGTGCGCCCAAGAAAAAAGGTAAGTTTCAAGCATGTGGTAGAAAGTCTGCCAAAGGCAGTAAGCGTAAGTACCCTAAATGTGTGCCAAGAGCAAAAGCTAAAAGTATGACAGCAGCGCAAAGAAAGAGCGCGGTGAAAAGAAAAAGAGCAGCTGGCAATCCAGGAGGTAAGCCAACTAATGTTCGAACTATAGTGAAAAAGAAAAAACCTGTAGCTAGAAAAAGAACAACAACTAGGAGAAGAAGGCGTGGCACGAAAAAAAGCTAAGGCAATACGCAGAACCACTGGTAAAGGCGGTAATTATCGTCCTACCAAAAAAGGTGCTGGTATGACTAAGAAAGGTGTACGCGCCTACAGGAAAGCTAACCCTGGATCAAAGCTAAAAACAGCTGTAACGGGGAAAGTTAAAAAAGGTAGCAAAGCAGCTAAAAGACGTAAATCTTATTGCGCAAGATCATTAGGTCAATTAAAGAGAAGCTCTGCTAAAACTAGAAACGATCCTAATTCAAGAATTAGGCAAGCGCGCAGAAGGTGGAAGTGTTAATGAAACTAGGTATATTAAAAAATCTTGTAGGAACAGTAGCACCAACCATAGGCACAGCATTAGGCGGACCTATGGGCGGTATGGCTGCCAACATGCTTTCAGAGGTATTAGGCTGTGATCCTGAACCAAAGAAAATACAAAAGGCTATGGAAACAGCTAGTCCTGAACAACTGGCACAATTAAAAAAAGTAGAGGCTGACTTTGAAGTTCAGATGAAAAAACTGGAGATAGACTTGTTTGCATTGGAAACGGCAGACGTACAAGATGCAAGAAACAGGTTTAGTAGAGATTGGACAGCTAGAGTAATAGGTATAGCTGTAGTGGGTGGGTTTATGGGCTATATATTTTTGGTAACTATCCAGCCCCCAGAACAAAACTCAGAGGCGTTGATAAACCTTGTATTAGGCTACCTTGGTGGCTTAGCAAGTGCTATCATATCTTTTTATTTTGGGGCATCGAACAAACAAGACAACGAATAGAAAAAACGATAATATAGAGGGCACTATGGCAATAGATGTTAGTTTTTTAGACGATCTTTTTACAGATACTGATTTACCACCAGTTGATATAGCTACTTATGATCCAACTGAAGAGTTTGATCTAGACTACTCCTATGATCCTAGCAACTATGGTATAGGCGCTTTCGACGTTTCTAATTTGTTTGGTGACGATGAGGATTTTAGCTATTTGTTTGACAGTGATATTGATCTAACACCTAGTAGTTTTACGCCTGGCGTAGATTTTAGCGATGTTTATGCAGATTTATTTGATGAACCAGCGGAGTATGAAGATACCGTAAGAGATCTTTATCCTGATTTGTTCTTGCCCTCAACAAAAGAGTTAATAGCAAATGCGGACACATCAGATCCTAATTTACTTGAACGCGCTTTAGATTTTTTAACTAATAATAAAAACAAAAAGAAAGGTCAAAGTCAGGGTTTTTTACAAGGTGAAGGCCAACTTTTTGGAGGCAGTGGTTTAGAAACACTTATTAAGTTAGCAATGATTAATAGATTAAGAAAACAAGACAGGGACGATCCAAACGAAGTTGTTCCTATCGGCAGTGATGCTTTTGCAGCTGTTGGACAAGGACAAGGATTAGGCAGTATGCCCGACTACAGAGTATTTAATATACAGCCTGCACTAATGCCAGGTGTTGCTTACGCTAATGCACCGCCTCCTGGAATGAAACACGGCGGCGTACACGGTGCGGGCAAAAGAGAAGGTCCTGGAGACATAACACTAGCAAGACTAGAACCAGGTGAGTTTGTAATGACAAGAAAAGCAACTGAAAATTTAGGTGCTAGAAACTTATACAATTTAATGAAACGAGCAGAGAGGATGGGATAATGGCAAGTTACTTAAATCCTACAACAACAGTGGAATACGACCAGCCGTATGCTGATGCCATGCGCCGTGGGTATTTAGAATCCGCGTTTGGTTTAGCTAGGGTTCCTACACCTGTTCCTGTTAGACAAATTGCAGGATTTGATCCGTTTGAAATGCAAGCCAGAACTTTAGCTGGTGGCCTTGGTGGGTTTACACCATACATACAACAAGGCGGACAGATGATGCAACAAGGAGCTGGTTACTATACGCCAGGTGGGATTAGACAATTCTACAATCCGTTTGAACAAGATGTTGTGCAACAAACACTATCAGACCTACAAGAAGCCAGCGCAAAACAAGGCATTGCTAACAGAGCACAAGCTGTAAGCAGAGGAGCCTTTGGCGGTTCTCGTGGCAGACTGATGGAGCAAGAAAGAGAAAGAGCATTTGGCAGAGGCGCAGCAGAAGCTTTAGGTAACATACGCTCAAGAGGATTTGGACAAGCCACAACAGCAGCGCAAAACGCAGCAAGAGGACTTGGCACATTAGGTCAAAGTTTTGCAGGTCTTGGAACCACTGCTCAAAGTAATCTGTTAAACCAAATAAAAGCTTTTGAAGGACTAGGCAGAACAGGTAGAGGCATACAAGATCAAATGTACGGAGCTCAGTTTGACGCAGCCACAAGACTTGCTGCAGAGCCTCAAAGACGATTAGACAGTTTACGAGCTGCATTATCACTGTTACCTACTACTAGATCTACGACTAGATTTGGAACACAGCCTAGTGACAAAGACGCTTTTGGTATTTTAAATTTATTAGGAATCTTGTAGTGCACGAGCAGTGGAAAAAAAGAAAGATGTTCTCTAACAGAGAGCAAGGCATTATGTCTGGCCTTGATCCTGTACCCATGGTGCAAGGTGGTTACGTGCCTTACCCTGGTATGCAAACAGGCGGTTTATTTATACCAGAAAATGAATATGTAGATCCTAGCCCAAAAGGAGACACGTTAACTGAAGAAACAAAGATTTTAAATACCATATATAACGACATAATTAAAACTATGTTAGAAACGCAAACACCGTTTGAAACTATTATTGAAAATAGATTATCCCAAGGCAGTCTTACTTTTAAAGCCGCTGAAGCTTTAAAAAAAGTTTTTGCTATTCAAAAAATGAGACAAGCACAAAAAAATAAAGAAATAGATTTTTTTCCATCAGGTCCTCCGACTAAAAGAGATGCTTTAGAGTATTTAAATAGAGAACAAGAAATGTTGCAGCCTTCTCTTCCTAAAATGCAGGTAGGCGGTGTCGTCCCTCAAGCACAGTTGTTTGAAGAAGGCGACAATGAACTAAACGAAGCATTGAACAATTTAGCTACCGTCACTAAACCTGATGTCCCTGATACACCAACGCCGATGATGGAAGATAAGCCTAAGGCTAAAAAAGAAACGACGACGGACCAAGGATTTTCTGCGTATAAAGAAGATGTCATGAACTTAAAAGAAAAGTTTAAAGACGAAATAATGAGTTACTTGTCTAAAGGAAATACTTCTAATTTACGTGAATATCTAACAAGCATGAATATTACGTACACAAATCAACTAGACGAGCTAAAGAAAAAACATAATGTAGAAATGAATAGCCCAGAAGACGAGCTTATGACTCCAGAGTTTCTTGAGGATCTTATGAGATTTACAGAAGCTCCTGGTATGGAAGGAGGCGGAGCTGTTCCTATAGATTTAGAAGCTATAAACACTCAACAACAATTAAACGATTTAGGACTGCCTTATACGATACAGGCATGGTTGGGTTTAACCGAAGACGGCAGAAAAATAGCTTATAATTTAGAACAACAAAGAAAAGCTGCTGCTATACAACAAGGAGGCACGACTAAGTTAGACGAGCTTCTTCAACAAAGAGAAAGTTTAGTAGACGAGCTAGGTGACGCTGCTGCTTTTGAATACAAAACAAAAGAAGGTGGCGCAGGTGGGCTAATCGGTAAACTATTAGCGCAAAGAGCAGGTAGAGCAAAAGCCAGAGATAAAATATTATCTGACCAAATATCTGCGGAAAGATTTACTTCAAGATCAGGCGGTATTAATACACCAGCAAAAGTTCTTGAGTCTATTGTATTAGGCGATGACAGAGAGATTGAGAAAAAGATAGCTGAGTACAGAACAACATTCGAAAATGACTATGGTGAAGATGCGTCTGATGCTGCTATTGGAAGGCTGGCTTTAGATGGTATTGCTCCTCCTAAGTCTTCTGGTCCAATTTATCAACAGACGTTACCAACTCCAGATGGAGATCAAACGTTTATAGAGTTTTTTAATATAAACTACAAACGTCTATTAGATAATAAAGAACCAACCGATGGAGCAGCTCTTGCATCAATAGTTAGACGTTGGAGAAAGGAATTAATGAAAAGTTAAAATGTTATGTCTCCAGAAGAAACTTATGAAGAAAGGCAGACTAGACTTTTACTAGAAGAACTAGGTAAATCTCCCAGAAAAACTCCAAGAACCCAAGAAGCAGAAAACAAAAATACTATAGCAGAAGCTTTTCAATACGCTGTAGACCAACCACTAGAAAACATTGGTGTCACCTTAGAAACATTAGGGGCTAAGAACGTTGGTTCATGGTTAAAAGAAATAACCGAAGAACCCGAAAACTACGAATCTGCTACAGCTAAATTTATAAATGCACAAGGCGATGGTTATCAATGGAATAACTTTGGTCTTGCATTAGTAGAACAAGCTGGCCAATTAGTAGGTTCAATAGCTACTAGGGTCGGAGGAGCTGGTGTAGGAGCCTTAGTAGGAGGAGCACCTGGAGCAGTAGTGGGAGGACTAGCAGGACCAGCTTTGTTTGAAGCAATACAACAACTCGGCCCTATTGTTCAAGAAAGGTTACGAAGAGACGGTAGAGAAGGACAAGAACCAACATGGGAAGATTGGACAGCAGCTGCTGCTGGTGCAGGTTTATCGGGTTTATTGAATGCTATCGGTATTAAGAACGTAGGTTCGCTAAACAGAGAACTAGCTAAAGCGACTATAAAAGCAGGTGGCCGAGAAATGGGTACAGAAGCTACTCAAGAGGTCATACAAGAAATAGCATCTGGTGTAAGAACACAAGAAGGAGTAGGCAAACCAAAGGATGTTGCAAAGCAAGCTTTTGGAGCAGGTTTGCTTGGAGGAACAACAGCTGCTGGAGTGCAAGCAACAACAAGTGCAGTTGCAAAAGCAGTCCAGGACAAAGAACCAAGAGTACCAGCTGTAGATGATTTTGATGAAAAAGTAGAGGCTGAAACAGAAAGGCGTGTAGAACAAATTAACCCTGCTAATTTAGATCCGCAACAAATACCCGAAGTAATTAAAGACTTAGGCTTTGAAGCAACTGTGCTCCCAGGAGAAAGCAGAGAGTCCTTAGAAAAGAAACTAAGAGGCTTTGTTAAAGAACAAGTACAAAGAGAGTTTATTAGAGAAGAAACAGACAAAGACTTATTAGCTCCGTTAAGAGAACCATCAATCAGGGCCCAAGAACAAAAACGATTTAACGCAATGTCTACAGAAGAGTTGATCGACTATATAGAAAAAAATATAGGAGCAGATAACTACGAAACATGGGCGGACAGTCAAGGATACACTCCTAGTGGGACAGCTGATTACAGTATAGATAAACAAGCTTTTGCTGAGGCAGAGACAAGAGCAAGAATGTCTGAGTTAGGATTACCGTACAAATTTAGTAAGAATGAA